ATTTGCAAAAGCCATATCTGCTTCTGATTGAGAAGAATAAAATGCTTCCCAACCGCCATCCATAAAAACTTTAAAGCGTGCCCCTTGAGAAGAAGCCAGCGCTCGCTTAACAATTTCATCGATTGGCAATTCTACTGTATTCATCAAAGGGTTCTCTTCTTTAAATTGAATAACTTTAGAATCGCCTACATAACGATCATATAAACGCTTAATATTTTTGGGATTAGGATCCGAAACATCTAAATAGCTAGATGCTGCATTGCCTGTCATAACGAAAAACCGTCCATCTTGATACATCTCAACATCACCTTTGCGACGCCTTCCGCCGGGCAGTTCTCCCCTAGCGATAATGTGGATGCCAGTACCTGACTGCGAATATTCAGCATAAGACTTCATGCTTTCTATGAATTCATAAATGATATTCTCTTCCACATCTCCTGTTTTATATCGCTCGACTTCACCTTCTGCGTTATCAATATCAATTCCAAAATATGGCGGTTTGAAGAAAAAACCTAATCCACTCATATCGAATGTGCTAACAGCATCGAGAGCGGTCTGGAAATCAGACCATGTGCTCTCATCGTTAGATTTTGCTTTATATCCATTGTTTGCGTTATAAGGAATCTTTGTGTGTTTGTTTCTTTTTTCATCCCAAACTAGCTTGTAAACACACCACTGTTTGAGATTTTTAAGCTCTGTTGGGATTTTTTCGTACATCTTTACACCTCGTGATTAGAATGGTAGGTCGTCTTTTTGAACCGTTACATCGGGACGAGCAGGTCCGAATGATGGTTCGTCTCCATTTTTAAATTGGTGATTTACTGCCCCAGTTGTATTTGTCTTTTCCCAAGACTTAACATTCACGTTTTTATAACCATTTGATTCTTCTGTTTTCACTCGAACCAACACTGGTTTTAGTACGAAATCAGCTAATAGTTCATCAAATCCGTTATAAGACTTTCCGTCTTCTAATTGCAAAGCTTGTGCGATTGCCATGACCATTCCTTCATTGTATTTTCCAGTGGCTTTAGCTTTCCAAATCTTCGCAAAAATATGTTTGTTTTGGAATGTTTGCTCCACATCGTTTCGAACAATCAAATCGATATCGATATACTCAGCGCCTGATGGCGTGGCGTTTTCGATTGCCTTATTGACCACTACCTCATAAGCCCCGTCTTTAATCTCGTTTCCTTGTTGTGCTTTTGAAAAGTCTAAGTTAAATCCTGTCATAATTAATCTTCTCCTTTAGTTTGGTTGTATTTTTCTAATATTGGTTTGAAATATTTTTCTTCAGCTGCAAGTCGTGCTGCAATTGCTTCTTCTTTGGTATAAAAAGTTCTATTTAACACAACTTTTCCTTTGAAGGTTAATTTTGCACGCCATTTATTTACGCTTTTATCCCAATAAACGCCTTTAACTCCTGTTGTGTTGTTGCTTCTAATTTTTTCTGTTAATTTGTTAATCATTATTCCGTCTTTTCTGTATTTGTCTTCTATCTTTTTTAGATTTTGATCAGCAAGTTGCTTCATCTGACTAGTTTTTTTGCCATTTCGAAGATTACCGGGCGTAATTTCCTTGTATTCGCCTGTTATCAAGTTCTTTGCTATTACAATCTGTCCGTTGTGTTTGCTTGTTAAACCAGTGTCGCCAACAATTTTCCAGTCCCCAATTTTTTCTCCTGAATAATCTTTTCTTCCCGGCACTACAACATCCCCTTTCTTTTAGCTGCCATATATGCCCAACCAGGTTTAAACCCTTTCGCTCTAGCGATTGCGTATAAGTCTTCAACTGTGGAAGCCTCATCTTCCGTCATGTTGTAATACTTGTTATTCTCGAAATTCAACGTAATTTTCGTTTCTCCAACTTTCATTAATTCGGCAGATTCATCAATCTCTATTTCACTTTTTCTTTCTTCAATTGGCTGTACCTCTTCGCAATACGGACAAATATTCTCACCCTTCGGTCGTTCGTATGCTCCGAAACAGAACTGACATTGAACGATTGAAATATCGCTATCCGAGTTCGCTTTTTTCTTGCTATCTAAACTCCACTCGCGATCCATATCAGGCAATCCAAAACGATTCACATTCCCCACATGGTCAATGATGATTGACATTTTATCTGGTCTGTAACGCATCCCTCTCATCGATTGTTGAATGTATAGTGACAATGATTGAGTAGGTCTCAACATAATCACAGTTGAACAATCAGGGACATCAAATCCTTCTCCAATCAAATCAACATTGCATAATATTTTAATTTCGTGATTTCTGAATGCTTCAATAATGTCTGCACGTTGATCTTTTGGTGTTTTTGCATCAATATGTGCTGCTTTATAACCAGCATTATTGAATATCTCGTTGGTGTGTTTGCTTGCTTCAATACTGTGGCAGTACGCTATCGCTTGTTCTCCGTCTGCTAACGTTCGATAGTGCTTCAAGACATCTCCATAAATTGTATTCTTCACTGCTTTATCCATTGATTTCTTCGTAAAATCTCCAGTTGAAGCTTTTTTCAATTCAGCAGTATCGATTAATTTAGGTGCATAATATTCATAAGGAGCCAACCGATGATTTTCAATCAACCATTTAGCTGATACTCCTTCAATTAATAGATCGTTAACATCTCCTAACCCACTCCCATTTAATCGGATAGGTGTTGCAGTAAAGCCTAGTCTTGGTACGTCCGAAAAATAATCATAGATTTTTCTATACGATGCTGCTAATCCATGATGATTTTCATCAGTGATGACTAATTGCGGTTTTTTAATCGTCTCAAGATGCCTTACCACCGTTTGAACCATTCCGAAATTAACCAATTTTAAATCCACACCTATCGTTTCGAAAGTCTTTTTTATTTGATCTATAAGTTCATGACGATGAACTAAAAACAAAACTCGATTGCCTTTTGAAGTCGTCATACGTGCGATTTCAGCGACCATGACCGACTTCCCTGAGCCACATGGCGAAACAATACAGGGAGCTTTAAATCCCTCGATATAAGCTTGTTTAGCACGCTTAACTAGATCATTCTGATAATCGTATAGTTTCATCAATATCGAACAACTCCTCTTGCAGAGCAAACTCTCGATCGTCTAGTTGATTTTTGGCATAGGTTTGATCTGTTCGTTTTAATAAAAACCCTCTTTTACCTGTTTCTTCATTGAGCATTAAACGACCAACCATATTCATCAGGCCCATTATATTGTTCACAATCTTCTCTCGAATCTGTGGATGAAACTGATTGAATATTTGACCACCCGGTGATTGAATTTGAATTTGTGTTTCCCAAGCGGTAAAAACTTTGTTTACACCTTTCCATGAATTGATGTATCGAATCATGTCAGGCAGGTAAAATGAGAATTTGTTATAATCGCCCATTTCAGGAATCCCCATTGCTTTACCGTCACGTGTTTTTGATAGTCTTGATTTCTCTGCTAGCCATGCTTGTTCGAATTCAGATAAGTTATCAAAAAAGATATTGTCATATTGGTCTAAATAATTGTCATGAATATCTCTTAACATTCGTTTCATTCCAACCTCCACATCATTTAAATCTGCATAAACGATATCAATGTTTGGATTTCCTGCTAAAACGTTTGTAGTGCGGTCAATATCTATCACAAGTGTTTTTCCTTTTAGGTAATTAGCCGTATATGTTTTACCCCCGCCAGGCGGTGCATAGATTAAAATGGAAAAACTACTAGCGCGATCAATATCAGCTGCTTTAATTATCTCCATCTACTCTTTCACCTTCACTTTCACTTCGATTCCCTTAACATCAACGGTTGTGTTTGGAATAGCCATTCCGTTATCATCAATCAACAATCCTTCATCAGTCATATGGAAAATTCCATCGACTAGAAGTTGCTTAATATCGTTTTGTATAGGTTTGACCACTAATTCTTCCTTTATTAAACCCGGATGTTCTTCTTTCATGTATCGATCAAATCGGACCTTTTCCTCTTTTGAATTTGGAAGATTCAATTTGTAAGTTGTTTTACTTTTCATATTTGGGTGTTTTTTACTGATTAAGAAACTCTCAGTTTCTACCGACTCCACGTCACCTAAAAGCTGCCTTTGAATCTCTAACGCAGCATCTAACTCTTGCTTTGATTTATTTAGAAATGCTACTTTTGCGTCTGTAATTTCAGCTATCTGACGATCGTACAGATCTAGTTTTGATTTTTGTACCTGTCTCATCATTTCTATTTCTCTAGTGATATCTTCTAGATTCAAAAATGTCCTCTCCTCTCTTAGGCAGTAAGTCGAAAAATTTTGCATAGCCGTTATTAACGATCCAAGTGAGTAAAGCTTC